TAGAAACCGCGAGCCAATTTGAATTAACACAATTGCTTGCCATTTATTTAATTACTAACGACCCTAAGCCACTTGAAGATGTTTTAAAGGAATTAAACTTTAGATATACGCCTTCTAAAACAAAAGAAATTTTTAAAAACGCAAAGGCGCAATTAATTAAGCATTTATAAATATGGACTGGATCTTAAATAAAAATATGGATTTACTGTTTACCAATACTTACACAGTTGAGTATTGGTTGACAGTTGATAATACTAATTATAATTATGTATTTGAAGTGAGTGCTGGTAACTCATTAGAGGCCTTGAAAAAGGCCATGAAAATCGCGCCTGAAGGTGCTAGAAAATTTAAAATTATTAAGTATGGCAGCTAGAGAATCACTTAATCATAGAATAAAAGTCAATAGACAATTTAGAAAGTTTGAGCAAAAACTTCAACACCCGGCTTTAGATTATAGCTGGGATTTATTAACTAAAGAAGAAAAAGAACGTAAATTTAGAATATGGAAAATGCAAAACCACAAAAGGTAACTTATATTTTGGGCGCTTTATTGATCGCGTTTAGCATTAGATCTTTTCTAATTATAAATGATTTATCAACAGGAATAATGTTTCTAATTTTAGGAACGGCAATTTTATATCATTATGAAACAAACAGCGAAAACAATAAATGATATTGACCTTTTTGTTTACTCTATTATTGGAGAGGACACCTGGGAAAAAATACCTCCCGTTAAAAAAATGTCAATACTTAAAAAATATTCTGAGATCCAAGATCTTGTAAACGCAAACTATTTTTCATAGTAGTTTTTTTGGTTTATTGTTAAAAAGTGGGTAATTAATTTTATCCACTTTTTTTTTACTTTAAAGCCGTGAACAACAACCAAAAAGGGTGTTATGCTGAGTACCTTTTTGCGACCGCAGCTATTGAAAAAGGTTACAATGTATCAATGCCCCTATTAGATAAAAGCAAATACGACTGTATTTTAGAAAAAGACGGGGACCTGTTTAAATTCCAAATTAAATTCATGGGTAAAGACCGTTTTAAACATGGCGGAATAATGCAAATTAATTTAAGGCGTGTCGGCGCCAGAAACTATAATTTATCTGATGTTGATTTTTTTGCGATATGGCATGAAGAATATAACGGCTTTTTTATAATTAGAAACGAAGGCCAGCATACACTTAAATTAAACATCAACGGCAAGTACAAAGAAAATTTTAATAACTTTACACTAATTCATAGGTAGGGGAGTGCCAAAGGGAGTAAAATCCTAATGGCACTTTTTTTTTATCTTTACATAAAATTTATAGTATGAAAGCAAAACTAAAAACTTCATTAAAAATTGACGGTAAAAAAATTGAAGCGGGCGAGATAATTAATATTAGCGACGATCAATTTAATAAATGGTCAAGTAAAGGTTGGGTTGAGTCTGTTGCAAAAAAAGAAGCAAAAATTAAAAAAGAAACAAAAGAGTTAAAAATAGATTCAAAAGAAACTAAAGATGAGGCAGATAAAGATTAATTCAACAACTGGATCTGAAATTGTTACTCAGGCAGAGTTTAAAGACTTTGCAAGAATAAGCACAACCGAGGACGACGCAATTGTAAATATTGTTATTACGGCGGCTAGAATATGGTGCGAGAATTATATCTCAAGAGACATTGTAGCAAAAACTAGAACGTATTACGTGCCTGAAACAACAGGAATATTTGACATTCCATTTGGGCCAATTGCAAGTATTGACTCTGTTACAATTGACGGGACCGCTTTTACCGGTTATACAATGCTTGGTTTAGATAATGAAACAATTGATCTTGATGGCCCAGCTGAAAAAGTAAAAATTAATTATACAACTTCCGGGTTAAATGATAATTTATTGCACCAAGCAATAAAGCAACTGGCTGTTACTTTATATGAAAATAGAAGTGACTTTGAAGAGGGAAAAATTGGCTCAATTGTGCCGACATCAACAAAGATGCTTTTAAATGATCATAAAAATATGTTTATTTAATGAACCCAGGTAAATTACAAAATAGAGTTCAATTTTTTACTTATGGTAAAACTGCGGATGGATTTGGCGGTTATACAAGGGTTCAAAATGCGGGAGACACAGTTTGGGGTTACGCAAAAGAAATTTCCGGAGAGTATACGTCAAGAGATGGCGCGAGACAAAGGCACAGAGAAACTGAAGTTATAATTAGAAAAAAAACTTTTAATGAAATTAACGGCAACGAATTTGGTTTTAAAGTTGACGGCGGATCCATGCACAGAGTTACAAATGTATTTGAAAACGAAATTGATAAATACGTAAAGATTGTCGGAATTAAAGTTAGTTTATAATGGCCAAACAAAGATTTTATTTAGACAAAAGAGACAAGGCAAAACTTGATAGAAAGTTTAAGAAGTTAAAACTATTTGCTGGTCAAGGTTTTCCTAAAGAAATTAGAAATATTGCAGCAAATAGCGTTAAAATTGCTCAGTCAAGGGTGCCAGTCGATACCGGGGATCTTAAAAAATCTATTCATGTCGGAGGAGATCTTAAAACAGTTTACGTTGCAGCTGATATGGATTATGCAGGTTATGTTGAGTACGGAACCTCTAGGCAAAATAAACAGCCATATTTTTTTAATTCTATAAGTGACGCAGTTAGAATTGGAACTAAAGTAATTAACGCAAGAATAACAAAAATTACAAGAGAATGAAAGAACCAATGCACTATGTTAGAAAAGGCCTGTATGACGCTATAAGCGGCAATATTTCTGTTGATAGCGCCTCAGTATTAACCTATAATAGGGTGCCGACAATGAGGACATATCCTTATATTCATATTTATTCTTTAAGCACAAATGAGGTTGATCAAAATAGTACGACATATAATACAGAGGTTATTACTAGAATTGAATGCTGCACGCGAATGGTTGGAGATGACGGCGGAGATTTACAAGCGAATAATATTGTTTGGAGTGTGATCAATTTACTAAGGACAAGATCTGCGGGTTACCCGGATTTATCGGCATATAATTTAAAAATATATACATCAACAATTAATAGCATAAATTATGTTAGAGAGGACGTGGACGACCACACCTATATAAAGGGCGTTATTGAATTGTCAAACAAAGTAATGGAGATAAATACTTAAATTAAATATTTAGTATTTTTACATAAAATTTATAGATATGGCACAAAAAATTAGTGAGGACACAAACGTACAATTAGACCTTAAGACAATTGGAATTATTATAGCCGGTGCCATAAGTTTGGCTGGTATGTACTTTTCTCTAAATAAAGAAATTGAATTAGCCAAGGAATTGCCAAGGCCTGAATTAAGTAGAACCGAATTTGACCTTAAAGACGAACTCGTCAGAAGTTCAATAATTTCAATTGAGGAAAAGGTTAATAGCAATTCAGAAAAATTAGACAAAATTGACGAGAAATTATATGAAATTATACAAAAATGAAAAACCTTGTTGTGCTAATTGCTTTCCTTGTTTCTGTAATAAATTATAGCCAAGATTACACTTTATTGCATATCAATAGCGCTTGGAACACTAAAAACAATTATAAAGATCTTGACAAAATTAAAGGCGTTAAAATTGTAAAAGCGTTGTTAGATGATCAGAAACCCAGCATAAAAAAACAAATAAAATCTGTGCCAGTTATATTTTTATATAAAAATAATAATTTAATTGGGCGCTGGGACGGTGGCATATCTTTACAAATTAAGGCGTCTTATTTAGAAATTCAAGAGGTTATTGACGACTCAAAGATCACAAGGCGTAGAGTTTCAACTGAATAATAAATTATGATAAGCAAACATATTTCAGAAAAAGAAGCGGTAAAATCAATTACTGCTTTGCGTTTGGGCATTGACAACACACCAGACGGAGATTCTTTAAACAACATGAAAATATTAGCTGAGAAAATATTTGAACCTTTACGAGAATGGGTAGGCGGGCCTATAAAAATAAATAGCATGTATAGATCTACGGCTTTAAATCAAGCAATTGGCGGCAGTAGTAGGTCGCAACATTGTCAAGGCCGCGCCTTTGATTTAGACGACATTTACGGCCATAAAACAAATAAAGAAATGTTTGACTGGATAAAAGAAAATCTTGACTACGATCAAATGATTTGGGAATTTGGAAATGAGGACAACCCGGACTGGATACACGTTTCTTATGTTAGCGAAGATAAAAACAGAAATAAAATTTTAAAAGCGGTCAGAGATGACGGCAAAACTAAATATATTGATATAACAAACGCATAATGGATTTTGGTATTGCTTTACAACCCTACGGATTATTACTTGGAGTAGAATACTACCCAGTTGATCAAGACCATGACTTTGCGGAGTTAAACATTTATTTAATATTATTTGTATTACATTTTAGAGTTTATAATTAATGAGCAAGCCAAAGAAAAAATTTAAAGACACAAAGGTTGGAAAATTAATTGGAAATATCGCGCCAAACATTTTAGGCGTTGCCGGAGATCTTTTACCCGACGCCGGTGTTTTAGGTATTGTAAAAAATTTAATTGACAAAGACGAAAATATTGCACCTGAAGATAAAGCAATAATGCACGATCAAATAAAAGAGTTATATGAGTTAGAAGTTGCCGATCGAGATAGCGCAAGAAAAAGAGAAATTGAAATTGCTAAAACAGGCAAAAAAGATTATATGCACTCATTTACCGGGGTTATAGGCCTGCTAAGTTTTTGCTTTATGATTTATGCAGTAGTTTACTTAGACGTTCCTGAAAGCAATAAAGAAGTTTTTATTAATATTTTAGGAATTAGCCAAGGCATAGTTTTATCAATTTTTGGATTCTATTACGGATCCGCAGTAAAAGGCAATAAGTAATGGCAAAAGCGGGTTATATTCATTATTCAAGGCCTAAGAAAAAAAGGCCCGGTGTCCACTCAAAAAACGCATCAAAAAGTCAAAACGGATACAAAAAGAAATATCGAGGTCAGGGAAAAAGCAACTAACCTTTATTTACTATTTTTGTAGTAAATTAATTTTATGGGTACCACTTTAACCGGAAAACGCGTACAGAACACTTATGATTCACTTTTAAAATTATCGGATAATGATAACTTAACTGGAGTTGCCAAAATAGTTGGCGACGGCTTAGGCAATGACTCACCGATATATTTAAGCACGTCAAAAATTGGTATTGGCGTTTCACCTACTTATCAATTTCAAACAAGTGGTGATGGTAAGTTTGGAGGATCCTTAATTATTGCTGGCAATTTAACTGTTAATGGCACAACTACAATTGTTGATTCAACCATAGTTGCTATTGGTGATAATATGATTGAAATGGCCAAAGATAATACGGCCAACACAATGGATATTGGCTGGTATGGCACGATCGTAGAAAGTGGTACTAAATACGTTGGAACTTATTATGACGCTGGATCTGGAGTTACAACTCCAACTTTTTATATTGGTTTAGGAACAACAGAGCCAAGTTCAACTGCGGCTTGGACAGTAAAGGGTAAAATTGTAATTGGCCAAATAGATTCAACTGGTGGGACATTTTCAGGTCAAATAACAATACCAGAAACACCAACAGCTGATGGTCATGCAGCTAGTAAAAAATATGTTGATGATCAAATAGGAGGTGTTGATAAAGCAAGGAGGGTTACAATAACAGTTAAAAATACTGAAACAGTAGCATTGAGTGCTGGAACAGTAGTTCATGCTCATCCAACAGCACCTGTGCCAAGTGGCAATCTAGTTCAAATTAAAAAGGCAGATTATGACACAGCGAGTTTAATGCCAGCTATTGCAATTTTAAATGAGGATTTAGATGCAGCTGGTGGCACTAATGATGAGGGTGAGGCAATAATGTTTGGATTTATAAATGGAATTGACACCTCTAGTTTTAGTGCTGGTGATGAATTATATGTCGGCAATGATGGTAGTTTAACAAATAGCAAACCACTATTAACAACACAATTAATTCAAAAGATTGCGGTTGTAATGAAAGTTGATGCTAGTAATGGCTCAATAGAAGTTTTTGGTGCTGGTAGGTCAAATGATGTACCTAATGAAGTGGATAGAGATTTAAGTATTGCTGGTAATTTAAAGGTTGATGATTATATAGAAGTTGAAGCAGATAGTGGTTATGGTAGGTTAGAGGTTGGTGGTCCTGATGGTGGTTATATAGATTTAAAAACTCCCTTTAGTGATGATTATGATTTAAGAATTATTACTAA